AGCAGATACGTCGCTATTGTCAAAGCGATAGAGACAACTAAAACCAGTACGATGTCGAGCTCCATTCTGTACTCCTGACAGTTCGGGATGTCAGCCACAATAGAGGTAGGGGGTAGATGTACATGAGAAAATAAACCTATATACCCCTATAGGTTCACTTCTCATCATCATCTATATCATCTATATCTCCCCTCTCACCCGCTTCCCTTTTCTCACTAGAACGCTCGTTCTATCTTGTTCCCTCTCTCCCTTATCCGACGAAATGCGACGAAATGCGACGAAATAGGTGACGAAATAATTTCGTCGTTTCGTCGTTCTATTTCGTCGTCCTGGATATCTGTGTATTTATCCGGCTGGAATAAAACATAGTATTTGCATTATGTCTGTGCAAAAATGGGGGGAAGGGATTTTGGGTATTGAAATCCTTTTCAATCCGTGGTACACTAACCTTCGTACTGGATATGTGGCCTATGGCAATGTGGGATTTGATCTTATGTCTCCCTTCCAGCATCAGTGAAAAATGCCCACCTAAACGATTTACCCATATCTGGTTTTGACTTCTCATCTGGTTATAGCGGGACACGGTAGACAAATTCCGTGGTGGAGTCCCATCAGGGATGAAACTTATTGGCCAGAGGCCGCATAGCCGGAACAGAAGAGATAAGGGTTCAAATCCCTTTATCCACTTGAACTTTACTAATAATAAGCAAAACGGAAGTATGTATTTGGGCCAGTCCTTCAATTGGTAGGATATCTCAGAGAATGCGAGTTCGAGTCTCGTCTGGTCCATTGCGGGTCGGATGGCGAGGGTTATCACACATGAGGATATACTCCCTTGCCAGTACAATTTATCCGCTGAAGGTTCTTTATGAGGGGGAGTGCCTCATAAGGAAGATAGAGATCAAACCGTGTTCCAGCACTTGAAGCTCGAAAGGTCAACTGCGCAAGCCGTAAGTGGGTTAGTACCAATGCGAAAAGTAGGGCAAGACTGGAATATCTCTATCAATAACATTTGCCATGTCGTTTAAAAGCAGGATGACCGCCTACAGGGAGCTCCCAATTGCGTGGTAGATGAAGGTTCAAATCCTTCCGTGGCAAATCTTGGGGAATCTGGTGAATAGCAATCAATGTATTTTGAAGATTCTAGATATTCAGAATAGGACATTGCAGGACGTTCGATCCGTTCATCCCCACCAGGATAATTTCCGTGTTTCACTCGTCTAGCTGAAACCGGCAGAGGGTATCTTGCTACACTGTATAAGGAGCAGCGGTGGTTCTCGGTGACTACGACAGTGGAACCGATCGTTTAGTAAAAAGGATAGGTAAATGGTTACTTCTCTAGTTTGCCCTCGCTGCGGTGCTCCACTGAATAAGAAAATTTCAATCTGTGAGTATTGTCAAACCCCTTTTAGCATTTCCAAGGAAGCACTTATATCTGCTGCCGAGGAAGATGCCGAGAAAGATCCATCGACTCTATTCCCTAACGACCATGTGCTAAGAATGGGGAACACCATAGTACATGGCCTGTATACTATTGGAACCGTGTCTACGGGAACCAACAGTACAGGACTATAAAATGTAAAATGTAGAAAAGGAGAATGCAGTATAAGTAAATTCTCAGGGTTTCTCAGTTCACGAGTTCGATGAAACTGAGTAGAAGCACCTAAGGGCAACCTCACTCCCCTTAGGTGCTTTCATTTAACCCCCCTGCCCCACTGGAATATGAAAAATTTGGGGGACATCTAGCTCAATAGTTAAATAGGGTAGGGGATTGTATAGCAAAAATAAGCTCAAAAGTGGCTCATAAAAAGCTCAAATTAGGTTCAAAATAAGCTCATTTTTTCCTTAGGCAAATTCGAAAAGAGTAGAGGAGTTGTTTCTTGGATGGAGTAGATTAACAATCTACTCCGCTCAGGATTCTCAGACTGTCTGAGAAAATGAGCCAAAAATGAGCTAAAAATGGACTAATTATGACCCTCCTATCTTATTTTGTCGTCAAAATGCTTTCCATTTGCGAATAATCCTCTATAATACAGATATCAACTTGTTTATGACTTTAGGAGTAAAAATGTCAAATCAAATCAGTCTCAAGGTTCGCTATGGCAGATAATTCGCTCATAACGTTTGCCAATAATCCAACTTTGTGGGCATCACTCAAAGCAATTTATGATGCTAATCACACAGGCTGGATTGTTTATGGCAATGAGAATTATCAGGTTCTTCTTCCGCAAGTTCCTGAAGGAGAAGTACAGCTTCGCTTCAAATTACACCCATCAAAAGATCTCTATCTCTCCAGCAGTTTTAGGGGGTAATAATGTCAGAAATCTACGAAACTACCGATCGTAATCTTATCGTTGCATTGTATGCCTTCAAGATTTACCCAACTCGAAAATATCGCAGAGAAACCAAGTTGGGAGGAACTAAAACCGTTTTTGTGTTTGAGAAGAATAATGTTCAAGAGTTCCTGAGAAAATGGCAGTTGGGTTCTCCCCTTCCAGTTGCCGATATCCGGGATGTCTTTTTGGCAGAAATAGCTTTCAATTCAGCGGTTCACGATGATCTTTTGGAGGCATCATGACAGAAACAGGTAAAACGCCAAGCATAATAGATACGATGGATTTGCGTGATCGATCTGGCATCTCGTGCATCTATGAGTACATCAAAAAGGTAAATTTTACTGTTTCTAATATAGGAGCAGTATCTGGATGGCTTGTTTATCGTAAAGATTTTCATGAGGATGGTTCGGTATCGGATAGTTATTATATTGAACTATCTGAAACTGATTACCAAAAGCTGCTTTAGATAATATGGGTAAGAAAAATCCACCCAATTTGACGGAAGAAGAAATTGATATTCTTGTTAGAGGTCGTAAAGACCCTGACATCATTACTAATTACTTTTTTCGTCCTGAGGGATTTGATCATGGATGGACATTTGATGCCAACTTTGACCCAGAAGGTGCTTGGCAGAAAACGGTCCATCAGGCTGCTCAACGTCGAATCGTTGTAATTGGAGGCTTTGGCTCAGGAAAAACTCGTGGAATAGCTATATCAGCCTGCACATGGGCTATGACAACTACGGATTTTGCCTTTCTCAATGCTGCTCCTAAGGCATGGCAGTCAGAACTGATGTATCGCTTTGTCCTTGACATCTCAAGAGGAACTCCTTTTGAGAAATTGATTTACGAATCCCCAAAACGTCCCTATCCAAAGATTGAATTGCGATTCTATGTTAGAAATATGCTGATTGTTTCTACATTAGAGTTCATGAGTGTAGATAAAAACGCCAATCAAATCCTTTCCTGGGAAGGCGATTGGGTAAATATAGATGAAGCAGGCTTGCTCGATAACCTTGGAGAAACAATTCGTAATCTGGGAAGCCGATTGCGAGGCACCGTAAAAGAAAGACCTCGCTTAGGACGTATGTCTCTTACAACCAACTCCTGGGATAATCCAGAACTTTGGTATCGCTATGACCTCGCCGTTGCATTGCCAGAAGACTACCTCTCCATTACTGTTTCGACTCGCCACAATCACAACGTCACGCCTCAACAACTCAAAGATATGCTCCGAGATATTCCCGAAGATGAGCATCAGCGATTTATTGAGGGTGGTAGACCAGAAGGTAGAGGCTCTTACTTCTCTAAGTCTAAAGTCTACGCTTGCGAGGACGAGTTTTATGCCAAGTTCATCGAAGATCGAGTCGAGCAGGGACGTGATGGATGGGATTTACAGTCTATTGCTGGAGCGGGGATTATATATTTCCGTACCCCTCCAATCCCTGGAAACTACTATATGCTGCTTGGAGATCCTGGTACCGATGAACCACCGAACCGTAACGCTCCAGTGCTCATGGTTTGGGACGTATCCGAATTTCCCAAAGCTAGAGCCCAACTGTCCGCGTTTTGGTGGGGTTCCGGTTATGGATCGATCACACCCTTCATTAACAGATTGCTCACTTTTATGGCGGATTACAATCCCGTTTTCACCGCAGTCGACTCAACGGGACCTCAGAAAAATACGGCGACTCTTCTCAATACTTATTTGAGTGGGTCACGTACTGACGAAAACCAAAGAAAGGAGTGGCTAGGAAATGTGGATCTCAGTCATGTTACTTACCTTAGTATTGGGGGGATGGATTTTTCAGGCAGTCGTAAACCAGCTTATCTGGTCGCTGGTCGTCTCATGCTCGAAGCGGGGCTCCTTGCATGGCCAAAGAACGTTATTGGAATCCGATCGCAGTTAACAAACTATGACCCTGATAAAGATCGTGTTGACCAACCTAAAATCGCTCAGGATATCGTTGCGACTCTTTGTATGTCGGCTTATGCAATCCGTTCGTACTTTCAAATCAACCCTGCTGACTACATGCAAGGCAACGCTGATAATATTGTTATCGAAACTAATCTCCTGGCTGACCGCTCTCAGAGACTCGCTGTCTCCGACAGAGATAGGAGTAATCTACTTCGCAGATAGACATGAGTTTCGCCTACAAGAACGCAATATTCGTACCTCTTTACGCGAAAAGAACCTATTCGATCATTGACATTTGAATTGTGAATACCCTATAATAAAGAGGGGCTATTCAATTATTTTTCCCTCATCAAAACGTAGAGAACAAATCGTAAAAAAGTAAACATCAAGGGTACTGTTCAGTATTCCTGGTTCTCTATTATTTTGGTGAGGACAATGCTAACAAGTCTTTCAAATTATTTAGATCAACTCACTGACCGTCCTACGCCTATGTTCTCGTTGACAGACGTGGACGGTTTTCCATACGAAGAATTCTCAAGACGACAGACAATTTATACCGAATGCGAAAGCTGGTATAGTGGATCGGCGCTTGAAGAGGTAGTGGTTGGTAAAAACAACAAGCCCATTGAGCGCTATCCTGTTCATATCAATCCTATCAAAAGAGCAGTCATCAAACATGTGGCCACTTTGTTTGGTGAGTGGGTTCAGGATGATCGTCCTCTTGTTTATCCTCGAATACTGCCACCAGACGACCAAGGAAAGGAGATCGCTTCCAAAGCTGAAAACGTTCTTTATCAGACATGGTGGGAAAACAACGGACGCTCTCTTCAGCTTGAAAATGGAGCGATGTCTCAAATTTATGGGGGATGTATATTTCGTGTTGTTTACGATCCTCGTGATCCTTTACGTAACATACCATTGCGCATCGAAGGCATTCACCCGCGCTGGTTTATCGGTCGCCCTTCAGCTACAGACATGTTCAGACTTCGTGAGGCCTGGATCGTCAAGCCGATTTATTGGGATGAAGCAATGGAATATGGTGTTCCATTGGAGCAAGACGACACAGGCTGGATGCTCGAACACTGGACCAATCAGAGCTATTCGGTTTCCATCAATAACCAACCAGTCACGTTCTCCGTCGACGGAGAACGAATACAAGCAGGTGGTGCTAATCCTTTTGGTTTTGTACCAGTGGTATACATACCACACTGGCGTTCAGGTGGTTTTTATGGTGAGAATACGTTCGACAACTCAAAAGGTACGATCAAGGAACTAAATGCGCGTGTTGCAGATTTTGGTGATGCTGTTTCGGTAGACAGCCATTCTTATTTGGGAATGAGAAATGTCCAGGGAAGTCCACAGCTTATGGAACTTGCTCCTGGATATTTTGCTTTTAATTTAGGGCAAAACCCGAACATCACAGGACAGGAGAATAATCCAGACCTGTTTGATGTTCGCAAGCCTTCTGCTTCCGGTCCAATGAAAGACCTCATCAATGAACTTGAGAATACTATACGCAGAGATATGTTCGTTCCAGCAATTGCAGATGGCGAAGATGAGGGTTCTCAACGTTCTGGCCTAACTCTCGCTATGCGTATGTGGCCTCTCGTGAGCCACACGAATTTAGAGAGAGTGTTCTGGACTGTTGGCTTGGATCTGCTCAATAGAATGATTCTTCGCATACTGTTTGCAAAAGGTGAATCTGAAATATCTAAAGAAATGTTATCTTATCGAATTCGTGAAGAGTGGTCCCCTTCTCTTCCACGTGATCGAGAGGCTCAGGTCGCAGAAGCTGTGGCTCGTATGACCTCAAAGATTGGTTCACCTGAAACCATGCTGGAAATGCTTGGAGATGTGGATGATATTGACCAGGAAGTTGAACGTATCCTTGACTTCCAGAAGAAAATCGCGGAAATCACAGCAATGGCGCAACCCTTTAATCAACCTGGGTTTGGAAACAACCCGAATTCCAAAGGGAAACCCGCTGCTGTTCCTCAACAAACCCAAACGGGAAAGATGCAAACCACAGAATAGTAAAGGAGCAATACAATGCCTGACCCAGAAGATATCAACCTTGAAAATACCCCAGTATCTATTCCACCTGAAGCAAAGGGTGACAGTAGACCTGCCGGTGACTCAACCGTTGACTACGAGAAGCGCTACAAAGGCCTCCAGCGCACTTATGAGACTTTGCAAGCCAAGATGAATAAGCTACAGGAACAGTACGATCAACTTGTAGCTGAAGCAGAAGGTTTGCGCCAGTCAATCAGAACTCATGAGGGAGAAAAGGCCACCCTGTCCACCAATCTCAAGACTCTTGAGACTGAACGGGACAATCTCAATAAACAAATTTCAACTCACTCATTGCAGCAAGAGCGCATGAAGCTAATACTTCGGGAGTATCCTGACTTGGCTAATTTTGAGGCTCAAGGACTTCTACCAAACGCTGATACGTTAGAGGATCTAAAGCCGAAACTTGACACCTTCAGGTCAACCCTGACAGGAATGGTTGGAGACAATGTGCGTAACAAGTTGTCTGGTTCTGTACCGTCTGTGGGAAGTAATAATGGTGGAAATGTAGTTCGCTCAAAGGAAACTGTTTATGCAGAACTTGAGCGTCTTGCTGGCTCCCGAACCACGGAAGATCGGAACAAATATGCTGCTCTTCTAAAAGAGTGGGACGAACTTAATAAATAACCAATAAGGATTTACAATGACTGACCCTATTACCCAATACTACGCTGACAATCCGTGGACGGTCATGGATAAGAACCAACGAACTTGGTTAGATCCTGACCTGATTGACATGTATCGTCAGAAATCAATCTTCAAGCCGCTGATCACCTTTACTCGTAATCTTGGTGATGTTCGAGCGACCTCGATGACCATGACTCAGTTACTCCCGGCGCATGCCGACACAACGGCACTGGATGCTCGTCAGATCTGGATGCCTGCAATGCACGTGGACTCACGAGCGGTTGAGATTACCTTCCAGCACAATGGTGCCAAGGTTGCATATCACAAGTACGACGATATGATCACCTATTGGCGCTATAACAACAAGGAAGGCATTCGGAACATCGTTCGTGGTGCTTTAGGTCAGGTCGAGATCGACATGAATGACTTGTTGGCACGTAACGCCTTGATCAACGGCGCAGCGACGACCGGGTACACCTATTACATGGGCGATGCCACCGATTTCAATACTCTCGATACGGGCGATCTCTTCGAACCCGGCGTGAGCTCAGATATCTGGCTTGGCATGGCCAACCGTGGTGTTGCTCAGGCTCTTGGTCCCAATGGGGCAGGCAATAATATTGTCTGCTTCACGTCTCCTGGCGTTATCTATGATATCCAGCAAGATGAAGACTGGATTGCAGTTCAGCAGTATCAGGGCATGACTGCCTTGATGAATTACGAAGTTGGAACATACAAGAATGTTCGCTTCATCCAGTCGCCTAAAATGACATTGTGGAACTGTGGCGCGATTATTGCGAGAGCTCCAATCGCTGCTTCTCACGCTGCCGGAGATGGTGCTCCTGATCCTGCTACGACTAAGGTTGATGGCTCCTATCGCGTTGGCCAGACCACAGGCTCAATCAAGCACTATCTTCAGCTAGGGGTATTCACCTCTGGCTCAATTGGCAATCTGGCAGTCAACGACATCATCACCATTCACAAGACTGTCACGAGCGATTACGGCGTGACCGATGGCGTGAACTTCAATGAAGGCACGTTGATGACTCGTCGCATCGTAGCAATTGAAGAAGGAAATGGTGGCCGTATCAAGTTGGACACACCAATCATGGTGGACTACACCGATGATCTTGGAGGTGGCGTTTATGGCTATATCACGAAAGGACGAAACATCCACGCCTCGATGTTCGTAGGTGCTGGAAATGCTCTTGTGGCTGGTGTTGCTCAAGCACCACAGTTCTATGAGCTTGATCCGATCGATGACTACAAGGCCATTTATCGCTTCACCTTTGATCAGTATCTTGGCTACCAGCCCTTCATGCCAGAAACCTTCGAGGTTGTCTTCTCTGCTGGCACGACTCGTGTCAAGGGCAAGAAGGCTGTCCAGTAAGGAGCCTGAATGACCACCTATGATAATCTCCGCAAAATGATGCTTCGTCTGCTCAAAGATCCGAGCGGGAAAACGGCAGATGCCGATATCTCTTTGGATGCAATTCAGGCAGGTCACAAAGCGATCCTCCCTTGGGTGCCTAAGTTTGCTGTGGCTACATTGACAAGCCCTAATGGAGATGGTTTGCTGGAGCTTCCTGCGGATACATATCAGGTGGATGCTGTACAAGACCTTCGCACCAATGTATTTTTGCCTAAGGCGACTCTTGCACCACGTTTAACGCGTAATACACAAGCAGGAATAATAACGCCTGATTGGGTTGAGTATCCAAGTGGATCAATCAGCTTAAGCGAGTTAGTCGATTCGGATGTTCAATTCCAGGTCTTTTATCGTGCTTATTGGGGTGTACCTACTTCGGGTAGCGAGGCTGGATATATTATAGAGGCACCGGGAATATCTCACACTGGAATAGTGTTCTATGCGTGTTCGCATGTGCTTATACCCCGCGCTGTGTCCTCGTCTGGTATTCGGCAGTTCAACACACGAGTAGATAGTGGAAATCCTGAAGATAATCCAATGGAGCAGTCGTCGGACTACTTCCGAAGACTGTTTTATCTGGAGATGAAGATGATGCCAACATATACAAAGGGAGTTCAGGTATGAGCGAAATCAAGTACCTGATCATCCAGCGGATTGTGCAAAGTCTCATTGAGCAGTGCCAAGATCCGTATCCAGAAGAAGATCCTACACGGATGGATCTGGTTCAGGCTTTTCGTTTTCAGGGAGATCCCAATGATTATCCGGTATATGCCTGGGTGTCGGATGGTGATCCAAAAGATCCCTATGCGATGGATGGACGGATTGACTCAGTTGACGCTGAGCACTTGGGGCTACGTGTACCAGCAGGTGAAATCGGTGGTGGCCATTTGTGGTGGAGATCCGGTAGAGTTGTAATCGGATGTTATTACCTCACAGATGACTTCTCACAGGACGTTGCCGCAGATTATGCACATACGTTTTTAGGCAGAGTCGAACTGGCAGTAGAGCGTACATTGGTTGGAGATCTTACTGATGACTATGGTGAGCAAGCCTACAAAATCTT